TGCCACTTGCGGATGTAGATAGCGTTCCCTGAATCGTGATAGTATAGTTGCCTGATAAACTCTTGCCTTGAACCGTTACTGTCTCGCCAGTATCTTCTCCATTGACATTGATAGTAACATTTCCACCAACCAGTCCAGGGATACAATTAACAGCATATTGGACTGTCGCAAAGGCATTAGCATCAACAGCCGTTCCGTGATTTAGGTCGTCTGTCCCATCAGTTTTGTCCACATAGACAGTCATAGTGCCATGAGAAATAATAGGAATCCAGGCTGAACCATTATACTGATAGAGAATATTACGCCCTGTTGGAGTATGAAGAAACCATTGTCCCGTAACAGGCGAGGTTGGCATAGTTGCTCCATTATCGCAAACAAGAGTGATAGCTTTATATTTGGCAAAGTTGACATCTCCAGTTATTTCATGGTCAGCGTTCCAGTCAACGGGTCGAACTAGAGTTTCGTCAGCACCATCTTCTACTTCGCTTGTAAATGCGTGTTTTATTGCCATTGTTTACCTCCCTTTGCGAACCAAGAGTCTAGCTCCGCAACAAAAGTCTCTCTTTTATCGGGCAGCATAGCCTCGACAAGACGGCCTTTTATCTTCTCATAGGTGAAGTTCTTTGACGCAAGGGCAACTTCTACAAACTCCACCACATTGAAGCTCAGGTTCTTAGACCTTAGTTCCTCGTTTATCAAGTCTAGCGGTAATCCATGCGTGTCCATTAAGCGGAAAACTACTTGCCCGCTAATCATTTTCACCCCTCTTAGGATTCTGTTAGTCTAAGTTCGCAATCTTGCAGTGTTAGTGCCTGCCCATCTGATACTGACCTGTCACTTACCAAATCCCAGTATCCTATAACTTGCCGACTGCCTACTGTGGCGTGGTAATCCGTTAATACGGCATACCTGGCTCCACTGCCTGAAACTGGGATTGACCCCTCCGATGCCGTCCAGACAACATCCTTAATCTGAACCTTGGCCAAGTCGCCACTGTCGTCCTCGTTGATAACATCAAAATCCGTAGCGTCACCGTGTAGCTCATAACCACCTGTGGTATATCCATTGCCATCAGCAATCTCAGTGAGTTGACTGAGGGTGTTGATGTCGCAGGTCGGTGCAACCGCCGATGTCACCAGAGCCACATAAAAGTGCTCAGGAAGAGCTGCTGTCCTAAAAGCATACCCCAAAACTAAGTATTTTCCTCTATTTGTCCATCCTACTGCCATTTTGTTCCTCCTTTTAGCCTCTCGGTTAATATTCCCAGGATTGAGGCCTGGTTAGCCCTTTGAGGCTGTTTTGATATTTATCATCTTGTCTTGCTGCCCATACGTGATACCAGTTGTAAGTTGCTGGCACGATTTGAGAGCGCATCTTGTTCAAATACGCTAGGGCAGCCTCCGCCACAACGCCCTCGATTAGAACTTTCTCCAGGTCAGAGCCCAGGGTGGATGAGGCTTCGGTCAACTGATGTACCTTGTGGCAATACAGAAAGACCTCATCCCCATCAGTGGGAGTAAGGGCAACGCCCAGAGTTAAAATATCGCCAAAGATTGTGAATTTCCTATCAATAGCCGGTGGGTCCTGCCTTGTTGGGTATTCGACCTTCCACACCTTATCCTTTACTAAGTCTGTTATGGAAGATATGTTAAGATCTTTCCCGCTCGTCCCGTTAAAACAATATAAGGTATAGGACTCCTCGCTTGCCATGATATTAGTGTCAAGCGTTAGGTCAGATTCGCTAGTGCAGGCAGTTACTTTGGCTGTGGTTTTATCGGTGCTGTTATAGACAGTCTTGCCTACATCTCCAGCTACGAAGTGGGCGTTTGCTGTGTCAATGAGATGGTTGGCCGTTGTCGCCGTTGCTACACCTGACTTGTCACTGATATTTAGTGTCTCCCTGACTTCGCGGGGTCTCTTCTGGGAGATTTCTACTCTAACCTCGTCAATGTGAATATCAAGTTCATCAGGGGCAAAGTCAGATTCCGTGCCTACCTTGATTTCGTCCCTTAAAAACTGCCTTGTTATTGCTCGTATTTGAGAAAGTGTTTTAGCCATGTTATTCCTTCTTGACCGGCCCCTTGCACCATTCGCTTAGTTTCTCCTCAGCCATTGAATCAGCCATCTCCGCAGCCTGAGCGCTGTATGACCGGGGAGTTTCCCCCCTTTTAATCGCAAGGGCGATACAAGCAAGCGTTTTTTGATTCTCACTTACAGGCATATTTCCCTCCTTTTATTCTCTTGCAGCGAGTATGGATACTGTGCCATTTCCGTTAGCGTTTTTGAAATAGAGCGTGGAAATATCTATACGGCTGAAATGGATTGTTTCCCCTACTGCTACAGGAAATGTTTGCGCTGCCGAAGTCCCGAAGAGTTGGTTTTGAGTAGCCACAGTTATGTATGCGTCAATTAACCTTGTGCTGACAGTTTCAAATCTCCTAGCAGCAGCGGCTCCGGCTGTATCGGATTTAAGATAGACTACTCCGCTTCCCTTTGTTATCTCATATACTTCGTCAAGACCGGGCTTAAGGAATATCGGTATGCCATTGAGTTTGACATCAGCTACATAGGCTTCCTCAAAGGTTCCCGCTGCCTCCCAGCCATATTCAAGGGTTATTCGATAGATAGTCCACTTCTCAAAAAGGGCATCTGCCTGAAAAGCAGCCCAGCTATATTGCGTACCCGCCGTCAGTCCTGTTCCAGTGGTATTCTCTCCAAAAAAGAACATTCCCTCTGTAGCAGAAGTGAACTTAAAGGCGTTCCACCCGCCAGCCTTCGGTAAATCACCGTGTCCGCCCAGTTGAGTTATCTCAGCGCGCTTATCGAAATCGTTAGTGTCATGCACCCAGATAACGATGTTCACGCCCATAGTCTCAGTATTGGTCATGTAATATGACCATTGAGCAGCGTTAAACTCTGTCACGCGAACCTCGGATGCTGGTATGTTTACCCTTGCCCAGTCATCGCCAGTCTGTACTCCACCATAAAGACAGGCTAACCACCCCGTAGGGCTTTTCTGGTCTAAGGGAGATGTTTCCCCTCTAACCCAATGGGCTTTCCCATTGTTGGCAGCAGCCAATGTGGGATTGCCGAATATCGGGTCTAAAATCCGTCTAGTTGGTACACTCATTGTTGTCCTCCTTTATACAAGTGGGCGAGTATCAAGCCCTCGCCCTTGGCTCTTATTCACTTTACCCCAGAGGGTATGTTTAACTTGCGGTTACTGCAATGAAGGCATTGGCAGTAAAGTTACCGTGGACACGTGCCGCACCATTGTTTACACAAGTGATTCCAGCTGTTCCCATAATTGAGTTACTGATGTAGTTAATCATGCCTACTACGCAATTATCATCTATTGCTGTAGCACAGCCACGACCCAAGTCACCAATAACATTGTTACGGAAGATGGTGTTATCGGCAGCAGTTCCTAACTGCCCCGTACTGCATGTGTTATCAATTAACACTCCAGCAGTTGTGCCAATGATGATACAATCTTCGATACGGCAGGAATCAAAGTTTCCACCTTGAACCTGAAAACCAACCTTATGTATGACATTTCCAGAACCAGTCCAATGACAGTCCTTGATATTAAGTCCGCCAGAACTCTCCTTGAAACGTATGCCACCATCTGTCGCTGTATCTTTCGCTTGGAAACAACAGTCAATAAGACTAGAACGGAGCAGCTGCACGAAATCACAACACCAGAATGATCCACTGGCAACGAACTGCATATTGTATATGTTCAAACCTCTAGCAGTTCCAGTAATCGCATCGGCAGCACCAGCACCATCAATGATAGCAATGCCAGTACCGTTGCCATTACTAGCAGCACCCACGCCTATAATGTCGCAATAATTTGGCAACTCTGTGAGTGCGGCATAAGCTGTTCCCGTTCCCTGAACCACGATGGTGTTTCGGATATAGTCATTGGTGGTTCCCCCTAGTAGAACCCGGAAAGCCTCCGAAGCGGTGATAGCCTGACTTACCTCGGCAAATGCTCTATCCCAAGATAAGCCATCGTTAGAAGAACTACCCGTGATATTATTCACGAAATAGGTTCGCCCCTTAGTGTTGTAAGTGCCAAACCCTATAGCTTGACCACCTGGGGCAACTTGAATGTTACTGAATTTGTGTATTCCTTTCCAAAACATTATGACCTCCTTCAGTCATTAGGGGGGAACTTTCCGCTCCCCCCTATATGCTTTATTATTTTTGTTTTCCCTTACCTAGTTTATAGGTTGGTCTGGACGTCTTTGGCTATGAAAGCGGTGACGGTTAGTGCGGTAGCAGCGGTAGTACAGTCGTAGACTAATCCCATGTATTGCTCCGCAATTCCAGGCGGAATAGGGATAACAATGGGAACCATGCCGGTTGATATAGCAGCAGCAGCGAAAGCCTTTGACCAAATAGCAGTGTCAAGCCCAGTAGTAGCACCCGTTTGAAGGGTGATAGTTACCACCGTATTACTGCCTGCGGTATACAAATCTACCACGATTACAACATACAGTTGCTCGCCTTTGCCTATGTCCCGCCCGGCTACACTCAGGTCTATGACATTCGTGGAGTCCTTAGCTCCATTATCCTTAGCGTCCTGCGAATTGCTGAAAAGTAACTCTCTATCGAGTATCATGTGTTTTTCCTCCTTATATTATTTGTGAGAAGAGAAATCCCCCCTCTCTAGTTTTACGACCCGATTGTTGCTTCGATGCTGTGAATAGCATCGCAGACATGAACCGGTGCGCCCAAGAAGTTAGTAACCATTTTCCCTTCAATGTTGTCCAGCGACAGATTGACATTAGACTTGTTCATCGCTTGCTTGTGCAGGAATTTGGCTACGGTCTTGTTGCAGTAGACAAATGTCTTTGCCATGTTGCCCAAGTCTGCACTTGGTCTGACATAGAAGGCATCTATCATCTTATCGAGCAGGTCGGCACCACTAGACGCATCACCCGTCAAAAGTGCTACATCAACATTGCATACACGCGCAATATAGCGGTAGTCTCTTACCGCCAAGCCTAGCTTCCACTGAAAGCGGGTAACATAGGCAAGGTATCTATTGAGCGTAGCGCTTGAATCTGCCAGAAGAGTTGAATCGGGTACAAGTTGCTTGCCCAGGTCTTCACTTTTTAGTCCAGCCTGGCTTCCCTTGGGGAATATGAGATGACAGGTCTTCGGTCCCCAGGTGATAATCCAAACCGAGGTATTAGTACCCCCGGCACCACCACCATTGAGAACATAAGTTCCCAGTGTCTTAAATCGTGGGTCAAAGCCGTGCATTTGTTCAGGGTTGAGCTTGGTGTTTCCGTAAATGATAGCGGTGGCTGCCTGAGCACTTAAGCCAGCAATAAAAGCATCGTCCTCAGATGCCCGGAAAGCAGCTTCGTTGCCGTTAAGTATTGCCAGGTCTACATCTATTTGAGATAGACCTTCCAGCATACCGCAGGTGTCATCCACCTGTTCCGTTGTTGACTTCGTGCTGGCTACACCCTGATTAAGCATTCTCCATGAGCCGGTGGGTAGGGTTGTCCTCTGGGTGCTACGATGGCCTGTCACCAAGTTACCTTCCATGACAGCAGCATCTTGAAGAATAGGATTGGAAGAGGCCAAAACCTCAATTATCTCGTCAATGCCCCCGCTCGGTGCCATTCGTTTTGCCCAGTCAGCAAGGGTTAAAAATGTGCTTCCTAAAGTTGCCATTTGTGTGTTCCTCCTGTGTTTATTTCATTGTGGGGTATCTTTCCTTGAGCTTCTTCTCTTCGGATTTTTCCCCAGGTCCGCCAGATGTCACACCAGTAACAGGAATGAGAGGTTTCTTGGTAGTCTCGTCCACCGGCTTTTTATTCAGCCGTTTGGCCGCTGTTTTGGCTTGCTCAACAGTCGTCAGGTTAAAGTCTTTCATCATGTCTTTGAGTTCTACCGGGTCAACGCCTTCTGCTTCTGCAATTTTCCAGATTTCGATTTCCAGTTGCGTTTCCCTGGCCACCTTAACCTCTGCCTCATGTTCAGCCTTGTCGCGGTCAAGTATTGCCCTATCCTTCTTGAGAGCATCCCTTTGGGCTTTCAGTTCCACATCTTCCTGTTCGCGGCTCTTTCTAGTCTGGTATGCCCTCATCTTGGTAGGATCGCCCCTAGCCTCTGCTAGTTCCGCTTCGTCTCTTTGCCTTTTGATTTCGTCTATCTCGGCTTGCTGTGCCTTGATAGCCTCCTCTCTAGCATCAAGACCGACTTCCCTATCAGTTAGTGCTTTGACATCCCTACCACGCTGGATACGGTCTTTTTGAATTGCCTCATCTACCTGTGCTTTAGTGAAAACTTCTGGTTCGGGAGTATTCCCATCTTCGCTAGCTGGAGCCTTTCCAGGTTCCTGGAGGGAATCCTTCTCAGCTTTTTTGGTTTCGTCCAACATTTTGACCTCCTTAAAATGATTAGAGCCAGCATTTTTGATTTACTGGCCCCAAATGAAAAAGCCCGCATTAAGCGAGCCTTCCATCCTAAATATTGTTAGCTTTTTATTACTTGTTCACTAATTGAAGTTCCCTATGCAATTTGCCATGCACACTCTTGGGTAGTAGTGCTAGATTATCTAGCCTATTATCATTGAGTATTCCATTAACATGGTGAACATCTTCCCAAGAGTGAAGACATCTACCTAGATACCTTGCCATCACGAGACGATGCTCATGGACAAATCCTGAACTATTGCACATGGGGGCAAAAATAGAATTACTATCTACATATATAGCTACATACCCATCATTTGTTACATATTTGCCTTTGAAGTTTTTGTAGTGTTCACGGTAAGAACAATGTCTGCATCTAAGTCTATTTGCTTTGCCCCTTAGAAATAAGACCCAGCGTTCCTTTCCACAGTTTACACAAGCGTGCCATATAAATTGTGCGTGGCTTTTAAGCCCAATTTCCTTTCCGTATCTAATCTCGCCTATTTGGGGCATTACCTTCGTTTCCGAACCTTATCCCAATATGGACTTTTACACTTGGGGCATATAGTAATTTCTACTTGACGTGGTATCCAAGTATGACCACAACGATTGCAGGTCAATCTCGGTATTTTTAGCTTCATATCCTTACCTATCAGTATAACCAATGTGTAAGGATTTGTCAAATCTTCGGGTTGCCTACTTGGCAATAATGCTATAATAGAGGAATGCGGAAACATCTAGCTCGTATTATTGCTTTATTACTCGTTATTCTTGTCATAATTGCTGTAAACCTATCTTGGGAACTCACCCTTGTCGCTGGTGGGCTACTAGTAGGTAGTGTCGTAGGATTTGCCCTGGGTTATTATTATCGCGAGGGTGAAGAAAACAGCAACAAAAAAGAGAGTCCCCCTCATTAACTTTCGATAGCCTAACTACATCGGTCTGTCCCATACGCAGGCACTAGTCCCTTGAATTTGACTAGGGCAGCATCAAGGGCAGCATCTTTGCATCTAGCCTCAAGTCTTGGTGTGCCAGTCCCTAATGAGTCATAATAGTTGAGTAATTTCTCCTCTTCGATAGTCGGTATCTTGCTAAAGTCTTTTGGTTGATTCCCCAGAACTCCTAACCAGACATCCTTATAGTAATCATCATGTTCCATTAGGAAATGTTCTTGGTCATAACCCGCAGTGGGTAAGTTGTAATACTCCACATAGAGTTCTATGTAGTTTTCGGGCACTTCATAATCCATTGCCTTTATGCGGTTTCTGTCATCCCTGAAATCGGGATGAGAATTAAGGTATTGCTCTCTAGCCTCCGTAGTGTTGAGGGCATCATACTCAGCTTGTGCGTCTCTCCATTTAATCTGTATCCTCAAGGCATCAACATTGACATCCTTCAAGGCTGATTCCTTCCAACCATAAGCATCAATACCCCACTCATTAAATTCAGGATGTTCTAGCCTGAATAACTTGACTTCACCAGAACTGCTACCGAACTCATCGGATAACTTCAAGTAGTCGAAATAGTCATCAGCTAGGTTTTCAGGTGGTAGCCAAGCTGTCAGGTACTCCAAAGAAACATTGTATTCCTTAGCCCATTTGACAACCTGATT